AAAAAAAAAAAAAAAAAAAAAAAAAAAAAAAAAAAAAAAAAAAAAAAAAAAAAAAAAAAAAAAAAAAAAAAAAAAACAAAAAAAAACAAAAAAAAACAAATAAAAACAAATAAAAACAAATAAAAACAAATAAAACAAATAAAAACAAATAAAAACAAATAAAAACAAATAAAAACAAATAAAACAAATAAAAACAAAATCAACGGTTCCCGTCCAGTACAATTTTATATTCCATTTTACGTCCTACTTTTATTTCTTCTACTTTACCAACACGTTCTAATAAATCCATTCCCATTTGTTGATTCTTTTTCGCACGTTTATAACTTTCAATAGAATACAAAATAAATGTCTTTGAATCCATAGCATATTTAGGATCCTTTGCAGGAATCAATTTAAATTTGAGAACTTCTTGACGTATATTCAAATCTTCCGAATCTTCTAAACGCAAATCTTCTTGGATAGATGGACGAGAACTAAAATCATTGGAATTGATTTTTCCAAAATTATAACAAACCAATTTTTCACCCGACGTTTCTTCCGATACAGATGAATTATAAAGAGAACAATCAATGGATGTTTGTTTTACCGAACGTAAAATTTCATTATTTATTTTTGTTTTAATCATGGCGATTTCATACAAGTTCTCATCTGTCGTTATTGACCGGTTGGAATCAACCCGGCTTTTATCATGCAACATTAATTCAATGTTTTTCTTATTGGTTGTTTGTTCCTGTGAAAAAACGGTTATATAAAAAAACACTTTTACTGTTCTCATTTCGTCTGGTAAATCTTGATGACTGCAAATTCGTCTTGCACGACCAATGACTTGTTCAATACGCGACATATTCCAATACGGTTCTGTAATATGAACAAATCGAGTATTTTTTAAATTAATTCCTTCTGACCCCGATGCAGTGATCATAATAATTTTTATAATTTCGCCATAATGATTATTTGCAGAAATAGAACGTAATTGTGTATTTATAGACGATGGCACGAATTCCCAATTACTATTGTATATATTACGAATAATCTCTTTTTCTTCAATTGTTTCTTTTCCGGTATATAGAACAAATTTGGATTTGTCTTTGATTTCTTCAAAATTATTTATTTCCCATTCATTCGATGAATTCTTTTTCAATTTGAATTCTGCAAAACGATTGGCTTGTAAAATCAATTTCAAAATACCAATTCCTTCAACCGTCAAGAAATTACTATAAAGTAAATGTAAACCTTCATTTTCTGCAGAAGTTAGATTTGATATCATTTCAACCATTTTTTGACTATATTTTGGTAAATTTGTTTTTGTTAAATATTGTTCTTCTTCTGTTTTGGATGAATCGTATTCAATCGTTTGCATAGCCTCGTCAATTCGTTGCAAATAAGACTTTTTTTCTTTTGTGTTTTGTGTTTTATAGTCATCGTCATATTCTTCTCCAATGTTGTCTTCTTTATTTGCCTTGCGAACTTGACGTTCTTCTTTTGTTTCATTTTCATTGATTGATTCATCGTCGCTTTCATCTATTTCTGGGTTGCCCTGATTAATTTCGTCAATATCGGTTTCATGTTGGTTTGGTTCTAAATCTATTATTTTATCTGGTATTGGACGCCCGGGTGGATCCGGAAATGCGAAATTACATGCGGCACGTGAGAACATACGATAAGAAGACGATATTTGATACAAACTATCCTCCTTGTTTTTATTTCTAGCAGCATTCTTTTTTGAACGACCTTCTTGTTCTATTTCGGATGTTCTAATTTTTGCATAATAACTAAATTGGTATTCATTCATTGGACACTTTATAACATGATAATTCTCACCCGTGTCTGATAAAATAAATCTTGGCAGTAATTTTTCATTTGCACTGCGGAAATAAGAGGTGAGACCTAATATGCGTTTGTTTAATGTATATTCGTTGCGTATTGTTTTGGCTTCTTCATTGATAAACATTTGAATAAATTCGTCTTTATTATCGGGCAATGTTTTATGATATTCTATTTTAGAACCGGCGTCCATTATATCAATATTATTTCGTTGAAGACAACGGCGAATTCGTTGAATGAATTCTTCATTGGATATATTTCCCGTTTCATCTAAATAAACTCCATCGTAATTTTCTTGTATGTATGGTGAACCACCTGTGAATTCACCACCTCCTTCGGCATCCACCATACCACCTCCTTTGGTATCTACCCCACCCCCCCCACGTTTCATATAAAATTCCGGGTTGAATTCCAACTTTATATTATCAATACCCGCAACCTTTTTCTGCAATGCTTTGTTTATTTTTAAAACACCCTCGTCAATGCGAAATACATTTTTAACAGCACCACCTTTTTTTTCTATATTTACGCGCGGGGGGGGCACGTCTTGTTTCCCAGCAGATACGGGGGCATGAACAAATCCATAGGGATTTCGTGTGATAATTAATTTATTTCCAATGAACTCTAAATAATCATATGTATTTATTTTTTCTTTTGTTAGAACCTTTACTATATTTTCTGTATTTAATACAAAATTTTCGGGTGCGTTTGCATTCACACCCAATGAAAGAGTCCATGTTTGAATATATCCACGTAAAATATTAAAAAGAACACCTATTTCATTTGGATAATTCACAATGGGGGTGCCCGTCAATAAAATAATTTTTACATTGCTTGCTTTCATTAAATGATCATATAATATATATGAAGTGGAGGTTGGTGATTGCAATTTATTCACAATACGACTCACAAAATTATGGGCTTCGTCAATAATAACCGTTTTATCATCAAATGGATTGACGGTACCGTTTTTAGTGATATTTTTTAGAATTGTTTTTGTTATTCCGTTATAATTTATATCTTGATATTTTGAACGAATCATTTGATTTAATTGATGATCCAATTCTTTTTGTTCATCTGTCGACAACGTGTCAAAATTACTTTCTTTTTTTGTCATGTTTACCAACCAAATACCATTTTTTTGACGAATTTCAGAAAGGGGTATTTGTAAAATACGGGAGAACAATGGCGGATATTCTGGTTTTCCGTGAAAAGAAATGAATTCCCAAAATTGATTCTTTTTAAACATAGGATCACCGCATTTTTTTAGTTCACTAAAATAATTCATTTTTAATGATGCCGGTGTCATTAACACTATGTTTTTGTGGGTTTTCATTCCTTCCGCGATTGCAATAGATGTACATGTTTTACCAGCACCCAATCCATGGTATAATAAAAGACCACGATAAGGTGTCATGACATTTAAATATTCTCTTACCACACGTTGATGAATAAATAATTCCATACTAGAACCGGTTGGACGATCACATGAAATGTCATTGTTCTCTTTTTCATTCTTTTCCAATTCTTTTTGATAAGGACGGTATAGTTTTGTGATTGTTTGAATGTATTTTTTACGATTGTTCATGTAATAATTAGATGTTTTTATCATGATTTTTTCTTTTTTAGGAAGACGTTTATCTAATGCAACACCGTTGATTTTCATTTTTAAATTTATCTCTGTTTTATCTCCCTCTTCTTCCTTTGCCTCCTTTGCCTCCTTTTCTTCCTTTTCTTCTTCTTCCTCCTTTTCTTCCTTTTCTTCTTCTTCCTCCTTTTCTTCCTTTTCTTCTTCTTCCTCCTTTTCTTCCTTTTTTTCTTCTTCCTCCTTTTCTTTTTCTTCCTCCTTTGCCTCCTTTGCATCTCCTTTTTTTTTCTTTTCCTTGTCGCCCTTTTCTTTTGGTTCACGTTTTTTTCGCGTTTGGTTCTTCTTTTTTTCAGTTGGTTCATTTAGAACATTTTCTTCATTCACAATGTTTTCTTGCAACGGTTGCTTTAATCTGCGCGTATATTTGCGTTTTTTCACAATGATTTTCTCTGTTGGTTCAAAGACAAACGGTTTAGGAATCATTTCCTGTTCTTTTGTTTCATCCTCTACATCAGAATCTTCTATATCTTCCATTTTTTTCATTTCTAAAACGGGTATTTTTGATTGAACTGTATTTTCAAAAACCAATGTATTGTTTTGTTTAACAATAAACACATCATCAGTTTCACAAAGACGTTTTAAAATCATATCACGATCAAACATTACATCCATCCGCTTATCAACGATGGCCACTTTTTTGGTGTTTTTTCTTTTTGGTTCTACCGTGAATTCTTTTTCCATATCGACTTCATGAAAATCATCTATCAATACCGGTTTCACATTGTTTCCTTGGTTTTTGTCTTTTTCATCTCGTTGTTCCCCCCTGTTCAATTTGCCCTTTTTTTGAATAATAAAAACCGGTTCTTTCTTTTTAGGGACTTTTTTTTTCATTAAATCTTGTAAAGAAATCATGATTTTATATATAGATATATAATTTTAGAAGACATGTATTGTTTTGTTCAAACCATTTTTTGTTTTTATGTGTTTATTTAGGCACATCGACCGAATAATACAAAATAAATAACTAAATAAAGAAATATAGACAATAATAAATATCTTACTAACCATAGAATAAATACATACCAAATATCTTATCAAATAGCATGCAAGAAGAATACTTATTGTTGGAAATGATACCACTGGAATATTTAACATTAAGAAAATGGATTACACCAGACAAATTGGATTGGATGTCTTTTTCAAAAAATGTCAATGCCATTGAAATATTGAAAAAAAACGAGAATAAAATAAATTGGATGTTTTTATCAAAAAATGTCAATGCCATTGAAATATTGAAAAAAAACAAGGATAAAATAAATTGGTATAATTTGTCTGCAAATAGGGGTGCTATCAAAATATTAGAAAAACATCCATCAAATATCGATTGGCATTCATTTTTTTCAATGTCAATCATTTCGAATATATCTTGTGATTCTACTATAATTAAAATGCTTGAAAAACACCCCGATAAAAATTATTGGCGGTATTTATCTATGAATCCCAATGCCATCGAATTGCTTGAACAAAACCCATCCAAAATTGACTGGGATTATTTATCTAGCAATACGGCGGCAATTCATCTTTTAGAAAAAAATCCATCCAAAATATTCTGGTCTTGGTTGTCTGTAAATTGCAATGCAATTCATTTATTAGAACAAAATGAAGACAATATTGATTGGAGCGTTTTATCTCGTAATCCCGCCGCAATTCATTTATTAGAAAAAAACCCATCAAAAATGGATTGGTATAATTTGTCGTTAAACCCAAAGGCAATTGATTTATTAGAACAAAATGCATCCAATATAAATTGGAATAATTTGTCTCGTAATAAAGGAGCAATTCATTTATTAGAAAAAAACCCATCAAAAATTGATTGGTATTGTTTATCTGCGAATCCATCTATTTTTGAATTTGATTTTGCAACAGCTAAATCAAGAATCGAACAAAGGTGCAACCTGTACAAATATGAACTTTTAGAAATCGTTTTACATCCCGATAATTATTATAAGTTTGATGATTGGGGGTTATAGTGTTGGCGGCTTAGACTATTTCATACAAAACAATTGTATTTTGTATGAAAATAAATGGTAAATACACAAGGAAACATACAAAGAAACACACAAGGAAACATACAAAAAAGGTCCATCCAACATTTTGCGGGGTTTTCTTTTTATTTAGAACATCTGTCCAACATTTTACTTGCTTCACAACATGCAATTTGTTCCGCCTTTTTTTTAATTTTATGAATACCTTCTCCTAAAAACATGAAAATCTTGCCATGGGTTTGGATATAATGATGTATTTCTTGATAAGAATGAAACATTTTACAATCGATTGCAGCACTTGCACCTTCTGTCTGGTAAATATATTGGCCTAAACACAAATAAACACCCATATGATAACCCGTGTCAACATTGTATTCCGTTTTTTCAATATAATGCGGGGTGGTTTTAAACTCTTTTTGCAATTTCACCTGCAAAATGTTTTTATAATTATCATCGTTTTGTATTAAATGTGTCCAATCAACGTGTTTGTCAAAAACATTTTCAATGAAAATTTGCGCCATTTGAAAACCCGGTCCCGTTGCAAATACATTTTCAAACCATTTTTCCTCGTCTTTCACAACGACCTTATTAAAATCCAAAAAAAGGGCACCAATAAATGCTTCAAATAAACACCCCAGTTTTTTCAAATTTGTTCTCGTCTGTTTAAGTTCCGAATGTTTTGAAATAATAAACCATTTGTGCAAACCCATTTCTAAGGCCATTTTACCAATCGATTCGTTTTTTACAAGGGCAATCTTTTTTTCTGTCATAAACCCTTCATTTTCTTTAGGGAACCGTCTATATAAATAGTATTTAGTGATACATTCTAAAACACCATCGCCAACAAACTCTAAACGTTCATTTGATTTCGTAAAAAGAGAAAGACATTCGGGTGGTTGTGGTATGATCATAATGTTGTTTTGCATGTTCTCTAAATTAGGACGTTTGATATATGATCGATGAATAAATGCACGTTTGTATAACGTGAAATTATGTATGGGTGTATGAATACCATATTGTGTTAATATAGTTTGAATTTCATTGGGTAAAATCAAACGGTTTAATGTATTGTACGGGTCAAATACATAATAATCGATGCCGTTTGCATTTTTTTCAATACGTATATCATCATCGTTGAAAAAAAGGGTTTTGAAATCACCGTCTGTGTAATGTTTTTCATTCGTTTCTTTTTCTGGAGTGTTCATTCTATTTTAGCAAGAAATAGGATGAATAATATATTTATTAAATATTTAGCGAAAACCTTGTAATGTGAATTGTAATATATATTTATTATAATGTTCTCTTTATATCTTTTTATGAAAATATAATTATATATGTCTTATATATAAAAAACAAAATGGTATATAGTTCAAGTAAAAAGACGAGACATATTTCGAGTATTGTTAATCAAAACAGCGGTGGTGGTTCTAAAAAGGCGGGGTTCCCATACCAAATTGGAAGAAATTCATGGTCATCTATTTATATTAATGCATGTGATCCTTCTCATAACCGTGAATTAAAATGTTGCACGCTAAATATGATGAAAGAACCTAAAGTAAGCACTACAAGCCAGACCAGACCAATTGGAAGAAATTTTAATAGGGCTTTTTATAAATTTGTATAATTTATTTGTTGTTTTGAGATCATTTGTGTTATCTTATTTTTATACAAAATAACTATTTTTGTATAAAAAATAACGGGACGATGGACATTAAATTATTTATATTGCAATTTTGTAAACCAATGAACACAACATAAAAATATTGGAGCATTATCTATTATCATAAACAGAAATATTATATATTCATCTTATACCAATGAAAATTATATTTGATGAAAGAGAACACGGTTTATATGAAAAAAGTGTGTTTATTCATTCAATGGAAGAAAACAAAACTATTTCAACCGAAATTGAAATCACGAAAAAAGTCTTGCCGTTAGGCGACGTTCTCATTCAAACAAATGATGAAAAGGATGTGATATTAATTGAACGAAAATCATTGTCGGATCTCATGTCAAGTATACGGGATGGACGATACGAAGAACAATCATATCGTTTATTATATTCTCCCGAAATAACGGTGCCGTCGCATAATATTATTTATTTGGTTGAAGGAATGCTTTCTCAATTCAAAGATAAAGATCGTAAAAAAATATATTCAGCAATGACTTCTTTATTATTATTTAAAGGATTTAGTGTCATTCGAACAGTTAATATTAAAGAATCGGCGGAATGGATTTTTTGGACAACGGATAAAATACGACGTGATTTTATTAAAAAAAAACATTTGGTCTTTTCTAAAACATTGACTAACCTGTTAATGATACATTCACAAGATATAATTTCCCAAAAACAAGAACAACCATTAGAACAACCATTAGAACAACCATTAGAACAACCATTAGAACAACCATTAGAACAACCATTAGAACAACCATCACAAAATAATACAGAATTTCAAAATATTCCATCTTATTGTAATGTCGTAAAAAAGGTAAAAAAAGAGAACATAACCAAAGAAAATATAGGAGAAATAATATTATGTCAAATACCAAATGTAAGTTCTGTTTCTGCGGTAGCAATTATGAAACATTTTACATCCTTTTCTGAATTCATGAAACAATTAAAAGAGAACCCATCGTGTTTGAACGAGATTCAAATAGAAACAAACGGGAAAAAACGGAAATTAAATAAAAATATTATTGAAAATATTTCAAAATATTTAATATAAATATTATATATAAGTATGAGTGATAGTAATCCTGATAATACACATGTAACAGATGATTTTGATAATTATGTTCGTCCTTTTACACCTCCACTATCTGATGATAAATCTGATATAAAAACCCCGGTTGTAGAACCCGATATAAAAACCCCGGTTGTAGAACCCGTGATAAAATCAGATGCCGCTGATAGAGAAACATCTGTTGTTCGTAATTTTAACGATATGGATATTAAAGTTTGTTATTTATACAACGATAACCCAACGAATGGTGTTCTACATAAATATGAAATTGACGAGAATATATCAAACGATTATTTATTACAACTTTTCATGAAAGATGCTAGTGCCACTGGTATAAATCATACAGATGATATAGTCGATAAATCCCGAATAAAACATGAGTTTTTAGCTATGAAAATGTTAAAAGATTTTTTTATATTTCAAGTAGATATTGAACCTGAACCACGTGATAATATGGGTTTTGATGATACTACAATAAATCAAATATTTAATAAATATTACACCAAGCGTGACAACGCTGACCCCAATATGGACGACCCTAACACCCCTAATATTTTTTTAATACCTTTTTATAAACATATAAATCAAGGAAAAATCGAAGGAAACTTCAAAGATCTTATTACACCGTCCGAAAATAAAAATGGGACATTTTTATGTGTAAGTAAAGAATACATTAACAAGATAAACCGTGATTGCTATCACGAAGCATTAAGACAGTCTTATCATTTTTATTTTCTAAATGATAATGGTGATTTGATTATAAATAGTCATATTATAATGATGAAATTTATTATGAAGGTTGGTAATACAGATTTGTTATTCGAAAACAAGTATGAAAAAGATTTATTTGATGATAAAATAAATTTAATAATATCTGAAAGAGTTACAAATGCATCTCACAGAGAAAAACTTAAAAAATTTTATGATTTTTTTTGTCAAATGGAATGCAAAGTTAAAGAACATCTAATGGGTGGCAATAATAAAAGACACAAATCACACAAATCACATAAATCACATAAATCACATAAATCTCATAAATCTCATAAATCTCATAAATTTCATAAATTTCATAAATCTCATAAATTACACAAACTACATAAACAACACAAATCACACAAAAGACACAAAATACACAAATCACATAAAAAACGCTAAAAAACGCTAAAAAATAATCATTATTTTGGCATTGTTTGCGCATTAGGGACAATATTATTATTCACCACAAATGGATAAAATTGACCATTTGCTGGGGTATATGTATTCGGACGATAAACCAAATTTTCATCGTATTTTCCAGAATCAACCGCTTGCTGTGTGTATAACACACCCCCCCAATTGTCATCCATTGGATTTTCACTTATCATGGGTTTGCTGGTAGAATCATGTATTTGATCAACATTCGTGTATTGCCCCATATATTGACCATGTGAATCAAACCCGTTGTATTGATTTGCATTGTATGGTGGCACTTCACGATTCGCGTCTTTTACTGTTATAGGATTTGATTTAGTTCCCAGAGGTGGAGACACCCCCGATGCATCCACCTGGTTTTTAGAAGCATCAAACGATTCTTTATACGGCATTAACCCATAATCAGATGGGCGATTTGACATATTGAATCCACTATTTAGATCTGTAGGGTCAGAACGAATTCGATAAACATCCTGTCCTTGTGAATTATTTTCATATTGTAAAAAGAGAACCGGGCATTCTACACCATTAGGACGTTGTTTTTCTAAATATCTAGTATAGTCATCCATTGAATCGAAAACCAGAGGTATATCCTCTATTGTGTTCTCATATAAATATAATTTATAACCACGTCGAATTAATAACTTAGGGCATGTCTTTTTATATTCACGTGATGCGTTTGTGTCAGTATTTAAATAATTTGTATTCATGTTTTTTTCAAAAGATGTTTGATGAATGTCTTTATTTGAATTTTCTGGTGATAATTTTGTTTTTTTTTCCGGTTGTGCATATTTATCAAAATACCACGAAACATACAAATAAAGACCCATTAAAAAGGTGGTTATTAAAAATAAAATAAAAAACATTCTCATTTTTTTATCCATGTTGATGCCTTATATAATGTATATTTATATTATATAAAACAAATGAATAATTTAGCTAAACGCCGCAAAAAAACAGTTCGACCAAAAAAACATTTTCATACTGGAAAAATGAATATACCCAAACCTAGGAAAACACAATCAACACGAAATAAAAAGACAAAAACAGAAAAACGAAAAAAACGAAGAAAACAAGTAAACCGAACAAACCGGATGCAACAGACACAACAGACAGAAGATACAGAACAGATAGAACAACCAATACAATTGATTTTACATGAAAATATAGAACCTGAAAACACAATGCCCGAAATGGGTTCACTTTCTAAACCGCTTATTTTTGGAAGAGTTTATTGGAATGAATGCGGTCATTGTAAAAGGATGGATCCTTACTGGGGTAATTTGAAACAACGATTGAGAACAACGGTACCCTCTCATGAAATGTTTGATGTAGAACGTGATCAATTTGATGAAAATTCCAATAAAATCCATTCTTTTTTAAAACCGTCGAGTAGATTAGAGATTGATGGTTATCCTACCATGTTTAGAATAGATAACGGTGATTTAAGTTATTTCGATCATGATAAACACGCAAAACACGATTCGATGGAAGAGAACCTGTATCATTTTTACATAAAGGGATGAAAATAAAATGAATATTTTACATTAAATAAATATTTTACATTAAATAAATATTTTACATTAAATAAATATTTTACATAAAATGAAAACTTTTCACATAAAATTGATTCTTATTTGAAAATAACAAATAAACACTAATTACTATTATCATTATTATTATTATTATTATTGAATATTCTTTTCATTGAATGAAAATGTCCAACGTTGCAAAAAAGTCAATGAAAAAAAGTGAAATACCCAAAACATTTCGCCTCTTCGACTATAAAATCCAAGATGAAAACCCAGATGTAAAAGATTCATCTTCGTCAAGTGAAGAAGAAATCAACCGAAGGAACCGTCCCCAAAAATACGAACATCAGTTGTATATCCAAATGTTTGGTGTGAATGAAATTGGTGAAACCTGTTGTTTATTTGTGACAAATTACAAACCATTCTTTTATATTAAAGTGGGCGGTAATTGGGATCAAACCGTAGTCAATTTATTATTGGGTAATATTCGTAGTAAAATTGGCAGTTATTATGACACCTCTATTCTAGGTGCGGAGTTAGTAGAACACCCCAAATTATACGGCTTCACTGCAGGTAAGTCTTTTAAATTTGCAAAAATGACTTTCAAAAATCTGGCAACATTAAATCGTGTAAAAAATTTGTGGTATGATTATGTTTTAGATGAATATACACATAAAACAGAAAAAGTAAAAAAAACATTCATATTCCCATCTAAACGAATCGTGGGGATAGGTCCAACCAAAGAAGAAATTATCACCCCCCTCAAATTAGAATTATATGAGAGTAATATCCCCCCATTGCTACGTTATTTTCATATTCATTCTATTAGTCCTTCTGGCTGGGTCTCCGTACCAACAAACAAAGTGTTCCGTGCTAAAAATCCAACCACCACGTGCAAATACGAATATATTTGTACCCTAGAAAATATCACACCGCTTCCTATGAAAGAAACCGTTGTTCCTTACAAAATATGCAGTTATGATATTGAAGCAAGTAGCAGCCACGGCGATTTTCCAGTTCCTAAAAAAACATATAAAAAATTGGCGATGAATATGGTCGATTGTTTTTCAAAATCGATGATTACAACTCCCGATAAAACACTCTTATATACCTATTTTCCCATGAAATTTGGTAATATTCTTAAAATGGCGTTTGGATTTTCTCGCCACGACGCAGACTCACAAATCGATATTGTTTATCCAAAAATTGCACCCAGTCGTAATCAATTAAAAGAAATGATTTCAATTTTACTTGAGAAAACAATCCAACAAGTATGCAAAGATTATGCAACGGCGGATACGAACGCCCTTCTTACCATTGACACTATATTTGATCGTATTCGAGACAAAGGAATTTTAAACGGTGGTGGTGAAGAAGGCGACGCCGTGGAAAATGACGAACCCGACGACGAAATCAATATAGAAGAAACAGAGGATCTTGACGAACACGCGGAGGACCACCACCATCACCACCTTCCAAAAACAAACGAAATGAATAAAAAAACAAATGAAATAAACAAAAAAACAAAAAAAGAAACGAAATTAGTCGATGTCATCTTTCATACCGAAATGAAACGTGAAGAAAAAATACAAATAATCAACGAAGTTCTCACCAATGTTCTTCCTAAATTAGAAGGCGATAAAACAACTTTCATTGGATCCACCTTTTTACGATATGGAGAACAAGAACCCTATTTGAATCATTGCATCGTTTTAGGAACATGTGATCCGGTTAACGGTGCGGTTATTGAAACGACAACCACTGAGCGGGAACTCTTGCTAAAATGGACCGAATTAATTCAACACGAAAACCCCGATATTATCATTGGTTATAACATATTTGGGTTTGATTATGAGTTCATGTTTCGCCGTGCTGAAGAAAACAACTGCGTTCACCCGTTTCTTCAGTTATCCAGACAATCAAATGAACTCTGTGGAACTCAAGACCAAACGGGACAAATAAACATAGAAAATAATAAAATTGTATTAGCAAGTGGACCGTATGATTTGCGATTTTATAAAATGACCGGACGATTACAAATTGACATGCTTTATTATCTACGCCGTGATTTCAATTTATCCTCTTACAAATTAGACGATGTCGCCGGGCAATACATTTGTGATACAATTAAACATGTTATATGTAATGAAACAAATAAAACCACCGAACTTTATTGTCAAAATATCACCGGGTTGCATGCCGGCGATTATGTTCATTTAGAAACGGTTGGATTTACAAGAGATTATCATAAAAATGGCAAAAAATATCAGGTCGTCGAGATTGCAAAATATCCACATTATGAGAATCCACGTGAAAATGAACATAAAATCGTATTGCAAGGGTTTGAACCGGAAATCGTGGGCATCAAAGGAATGAAATGGTGCATTGCAAAAGACGACGTCTCTCCACAAGACATTTTCCGTTTGACAAATGGAACATCCAGCGACAGATCGATCGTTGCAAAATATTGCATTCAAGATTGTAATTTAGTGCATCATATTATGAACAAAATCGATGTTCTCACCGGATATATTGAAATGTCGAATATATGCAGTGTGCCAATTAGTTTCTTGGTTTTTCGTGGACAGGGAATTAAATTGACCAGTTTTGTTGCCAAGAAATGCAGGGAACGAAATACACTCATGCCGGATATAGACAAATCCAATGACAATGATGGATATGAAGGCGCCATCGTATTGCCACCAAAATGCGGAATATATATGGATAAACCCGTCGCATGTGTTGATTATTCTTCTCTTTATCCGTCTGTCATGATTAGCAATAATCTTTCACCAGATAGCAAAGTTTGGACAAAAGAATATAATTTAAAGGGGGAATTGGTAAGAGAAACCGGCAATCCGGTTTATGATAATTTAGAAGGATATAAATATATTGATATTGAATTTGATAATTTCAAGTATTTGAAAAATCCCCTAAAACCAGTGGCAAAGGCGGTTAAAACCAAAGTGGGTAAAACCGTGTGCCGTTGGGCACAATTCCCAAATCATCAAAAAGGAATCATGCCATCCATTTTAGAAGAATTGCTCAAAGCACGATCCGATACACGAAAACAAATTAAAAATGAAAAGGATCCTTTTATGCAAAATATATTGGATAAACGTCAATTGGGTTATAAAGTAACCGCCAATTCTTTATATGGACAATGCGGTTCCAAAACATCAACCTTTTATGAGAAAGACGTTGCTGCATCAACCACCGCCACCGGACGTATGATGATAATGTATGCGAAAAACATGATTGAAAATGTTTATGGCGACAGATATTACAACACAAAAACAAATGGGTTAGTTCACACACGAGCCGAATATATTTATGGGGATAGTGTCTCAATGGACACACCGGTTTACATGCGGATCTTCAAAAACGACATTGTTATTTGTTCAATTGGATCAATTGTCAAAAAATATGGCCATAATAATTGGCAACCGTGCAAGGAGTCTGGGAAAGAAGAAAAAGAATATTGTGATTTTAAAATAATGACATCTTCCAATAAAGATAATACCATCATTGAACCCGTTTATATTGAGACATGGACAGAACACGGATGGACACATTTACAACGTGTCATTCGTCATCGTTTGGCAAAATATAAAAAAATGTTTCGCATTACAACGGCGAGGGGGACAGTGGACGCCACCGAAGATCATTCATTTGTTCATTTGAACGGGGAAAAAATATCGCCTAAAGATTGTATTATTGGAACAGAATTGTTGCATCATCCACTGACTAAATATACAAAAGAAGACCACCAAGAAAAGAGAACCCGTGTTATTTCAAGTGAAGAAGCCACCTTGATGGGGTATTTCTTTGGAAAGGGGGTTTGTTCTCATTACGAAAAACCATTTTTGAAACATAAATACTTTGCAATTGATGTAAAACCAACATATACTGATACATTGCGTGATGACAGTTTAAAAATAAAATATTTGAATTTGTGTAAAATGGTCTATCCCGAATTTGAATGGGTTTGTTTGAACAGTTATGATTATTCAAGTGAAGTCATAGAATACACAATTTATCCAAATTATACACTTTACAATGAATCTTTATTGCGTTCTCTTGTCAAACAGTACAATAAAGAATTGTATCAATGTGATAATGATGATAAACATTTTATAAAAATCGTTCCATTGAATATTCTATTTAGTTCAATCGAAATACGCAAATCGTTTTGGGAAGGCGTCGTTGATTCTAAATGTGATTATTTTAATACATTTCATCTACAAAACCCTGAATATTCCATCTCGTCTTTTCATAACATAACTGCATCTTATATTTGTCTGTTGGCAAATTCAATTGACCTTTCGATAAAATCGATTAAAAAAGAAACAGAACAACCATCTTCCCGTGAAATAAATGCATCGATTATAAAGAGAGAAAAAATAACAATGGTCTTTTATAAAAAGACATTGAATATTCTAGAAGAAGAACTGACTGATCTAACAAACCATGCACCCCATGTAAACCCAAATAAAATAGTTTCAATTGAACCATTGAATTGTTCTCCCGGTGTATTTGTTTATGATTTGACCACCGATAATCACCACTTTGCTGCGGGTATTGGGAACATGATTGTTCATAACACCGATTCTGTGTTTTTCACTTTTAATTTGCATGAAACAAACGACGAAAAAAAATCAAATAAAAACCACGAATTAAATAAAAAGAAGGCCATTGCAAATACAAATCCGGAAATTGGAGACAAAATATCGGGACAAAAAGCATTGGAAATTACCATTGAAATCGCACAAGATGTTGCGTCATTGTGTAGCAAATGGTTGAAACCACCAATGGAATTGAGTTATGAAAAAACATTGATGCCCTTTATCATTCTTTCTAAAAAACGATATGTTGGGATGTTGTATGAAACAGAACCGACAAAAGGCAAAATGAAATTTATGGGGCTTTCTATCAAACGCCGTGATTCATGTGATTATTTAAAAGACGTCTACGGTGGAATTCTAAATATATTGATGAAAGAACATAATTTAATGAAATCAATCGATTATTTAGATGACTCGTTGAGCACCCTTATCCAAGGCAATGTCTCTATTGAAAAATTACTAATGACAAAATCACTTCGAAGTGATTATAAAAACCCTTTGCAAATTGCACACAAAGTTTTAGCGGATCGTATAGGAGAAAGAGAACCCGGAATGCGGCCAAAACCCGGCGACCGAATTCAATTTTTACATTTTGTAAATTCGAATAAAAAAGCCCTTCAAGGAGACAAAATCGAAACACCCGAATATATTTCTCAAAATAATTTGGCAATTGATTATTCCTTTTATATTACAAATCAATTGATGAAACCTATTTTACAATTATATGGTTTGGCTGTCGAAGAAATACTCGAAAAAAAACAAAACACAAAATCCGTTAATATGATTCGAAGAGAACTCGACGAATTGGAAAAAACATACTCGAACGATTTAGAAACATTGCATAAAAAACGAGAAAAAATTTGTTCTCAAAAAGCAAAAGAATTATTGTTTGATAAATACTTGCAACAAATACAGAATCGTTCGAATGGCATAAAATTTGATCTTATGCATTATTATTCAAAATCAAGTGATGTTCATTGTATGAAAAAATAATAGCCTTGTTTTGTTTGTAGTCATTTTTGAGAGTATGTATATATGAAACCATAAATGGGAACAAATATACATTAAAAATAGGTTTTTACATAAAATAACAATAAATCACAACCTTTTTTTATGTTCTCTTATACATCCCAAAATGAAAACAAACAACGCGATAAAGTCTGAATTGTTTTTTATTATTTGTCATGACAACCGCTTTCATATAAAAAACTATTTTATATGAAAATAAACATGAAATAAAACATGAAATAAAACATGAAATAAAACATGAAATAAAACATCAGACTATTCCTAAAAAGGCAGATACCGCTATTTCATTTCCCGACAAATCATTTGAAAACGTATTCATGAGTGTTTCAATGGACATTTCTAAAATATCCATAACAGAACTATCAACATTATCCGCTGTATTTTCGTTTTGGACGGAATTCGTTGTTTGTTCCGCATCTACATCTATATTTATGTTCTCATTCAAATACGTTTTTAAATTGTATCTGCACACAGGGCAATATGTATTAATACTCAACCAATTCATTAAGGGTGTGATTTTAAAACAATGGCGACACCCTTTTATTTTGCAAATTATTTCATTTTCAACAAAATCTTCTAATGAAATAGGACAACGATCTTCCTCTGTGTTTGCATCATTATTATAAGAAATATATTCGATTTTTTCTGTGATTTCTTGAACAGATAATCCAGTTGTATTTCGATTGGTTCTAATGTTGGTTGCATCATCTGCATTATTCAAATAAAAAAATCTCTGATATAATCTTGAACGGTTTGTGTTTGTTCTTTCCGTTGGTTGAATTGTCGATGGTTCTCTAGATGACGGTCCATTCAAATAAGGTGTATTCGTAGTTGATGGGGATACTGTCGCCGGAGAGGAATTCGACGGTGTTAAATTATTTATTTGATGTATGGTTTCTAGAAAACGCGTCATTTTAGAAACATACACAATCGTATTGATCGATTCTTGTGCCATTTTTAAAACATCAAATAATTTTGCCATATTTTCATGATAATGATTCATGTTCTCTATTAAAGTATTAATTTGCATTGGTTGAAGAGTACCAATATTGTTTATTAAAAACTCTTCAAAATTAGCGGTGATCGTATTATATTTTACAATGGTCTCTTGCAATAATTGATGTTGTCTTCGAACATGACCATTCACATCCGTATCTTCTAAATAATTGGCTGTTCCTGGAAAAGAGTCATTTGTATAATTCGCATTGCTAAAACGACTTTGTCTAGTTGTTTGTGGCCGTGATGGCGGAGGTACAACTGCCGGAATTGATCTTTGACTTGGAAGAGAACTATCAACCAGTATTATTGGTCGCCGTTCTCGTTGTTGGGGTGTTGAACCGGTCGATGTCGATGCTGGATCACTGGATGAACCGGTCAATGATGCAGAATTTGACGTGGTACCTGCATCGGTTGGATAATGCGAAGATAAAATACGCAAATAAGAGTTCATTATATTTGCAACTGATCCAGATAAATCAACTGTTCCCCTGTTTTCTTGTTCTCTTATTTGAGTTTGTTCCATTATATATAGTTTATAATACTTTTACATTTACATTATTTTACGAATTAGATACACCTAAAACCAACTGTAATGTAAATAAGTATAAAAGTATTTTGTCATAAATATTAGTACACGATATATTTTAATAATGAATCATATGACAAATGTTCTATCTCCTTTTGGAATAATAAATTTAGGAAACACGTGTTTTCTAAATACATGCATTCAAATTTTGCATTATACATTTGAGATATCGGACATATTAAGAAATAATCCAACGATACAAAAATATCAAAAAATAGTGGAATGTTTTGGTGATAATACGGAAGAAATAAAAAAACACATAAAAACAAATATGAACGATGTTATCATGACATGTGCGTGGTTGGAATTGCAAGATTTAATGTATTCTGTAAAATCGTCCACTGTTTTATTCAATATAAACCCAACTAAATTTGTCGCAATAATCCAACACACGTCCACCGTAAAAGGCATCAATTTGTTTTCAGGATGGAATCAAAATGATTTTACTGAATTTCTATTGTTTTTAATGGATTGTTTTCATAACAGTATTTCTCAAAGTGTTAAAATCAATGTTCTTGGAAAATGTAAAAATGACAAGGACGAAATTGCCTTGGAATGTTTTAATATGTTGAAAACATTATATGAACGTGATTATTCTAATATTATGAAAGATTTTTATGGAGTCTACGTCTCCGTAATGCACACACTTGACAATAATCACACACGCAAAGAACGAAATATCAAACCCGAAATATTTTCAATTCTAGATTTACCTATTCCTGACAAAACCGCAAAAAAAACAACGAATAAATTCATTACCATATATGATTGTATTGATTTTTATTGTCAACCCGAATATATTAGCGGTGATAATGCATGGTTCAACGAAAAAACGGGGAAAAAAGAGAACATTATTAAAGAAATCCAATTTTGGAGTTTGCCCAACGTATTGATTATAACACTCAAACGCTTCTCTTTCGATGGACAAACCAAAAATATGACCTTTGTCGATTTTCCGTTGGATTATTTAGATTTGTCGAAATATATTATTGGGTATGACGCAAATACATATAAATATCAATTATTCGCCGTTGCAAATCATGAAGGAGGGATAACCGGTGGTCATTACACTGCAACAATCAGAACATCAAATATTCATTCCAAATATTCTTCTTTTTCAACCAATAACAAAACAGAATGGACAAATTTCAATGATTGTCAAATACAAAAAATAGAAGTATTTAACGATAATAATCTGTCAAATTTTTCCATTGTTTCTCCTCAAGCATATTGTCTTTTTTACCGCAAAATGGGATAAGTCTGTTCGCGTTTTCTTTCATTCATGTATATATATTTGTTTTTATTCTTGTATATTACCCGTGATTTACATGTTAAATCCATTTTATTATAATATCATATATTATAATAAATTTCATGATGGAAACGAATATTGAACCATATGATGATCATGATAAAAATGATGAATGGAAACATGATCATGAATACAACGAACGACATTCAGAAGGAATTGACTTTTATTCTATCTTTTCAAAATCAAACGTGGTTTTATTATTGTGGTTTTTAGCAATATATATCATTGTGTCCTTTATTATTAAAAATATATATCAATCGTCTTATGGAAACAATGAATTGAATTTATTTACATCGAGAACATTTGATATTATATTATTATTAGTTGTCATTTTTATCATCATCATCGTTTTTCGAGACACAAAAAATGATGATCAACAAAATTTCCTTGAAAAAGCGGGTCAATCCATAAAAAATTATATAAATGACAGCTACTCTGTTTTCTCAACTCTCCTTTTCATCTTTTTCTTTTATTTGATTATTTACCTTTTTGGAATTCCGATGGATACCGACAATAAATCGGTTTTTATTTCTGTCATCGAAACGATTGCTTGGATTTTGTTTTTATTGTGTTTTTTGAACATATTTTTTTATTCTATTTTTCATTTGTCCATTATTGATAAATTAGCGAGGATAATTTCAAATTCATGGAAAGATATGCCGTCTCACCACGAGTATTCCAAATGGATGCCTTATACTTCTACAACAACCACGACGGCCAATGCGGATGTATCTGCAGATGAACTTCTTAAAATAAATAGTAATACTACAACCGGAAATATCAAGAACAATGGAAATACTTCTTCTACGAGTACAAGTTCCACGACAAACGATGCGTTGCTATACACTCTTAGCGGAAAAGCAAAAGTATCCGGTACAACCACGACCACAAAGAGCGGAATGAGCAGGGATGGCCATGGGGGGTGCCACGGGGATGATGGTAGTGATGACGGCGACAATAATGAAAAAGAAGTCTTTAATATCAGCAACAATTTATATACCTATAAAGATGCCCAGGCAATTTGCAAATCATACGGTGCAAGATTAGCAACATACACGGATATTGAAAAATCATATAATGATGGTGCTGAATGGTGTAATTATGGATGGTCAGACGGTCAAATGGCTTTTTTTCCAACCCAAAAAGATACATGGAACGAATTACAAAGAGACCCGGATACAAAAAACAATTGCGGCAGACCTGGTGTAAATGGTGGATATATGGCAAATCCATATTTGAAATTCGGTGTGAATTGTTATGGTAAAAAACCGGCCAAAACGGATGCGGATATTCTTCGCATGCAACGACAAAAAGATGAAATTTATGCAAAATCGCCGAAAGATAAAGAACTTGACGAAAAAGTGAATTTTTGGAAACAAAATTCGGATAGTTTGCTAAATATCAATTCTTTTAATAACGATGAATGGTCAAAGTATTAGTTTTATTCCTAAATACTCACCCGGTTGTCTGGTTGTTTATGTTGTAGATGTTGTCGATTGTGTTATAATGACACATATTTTTGACCATCCTATTCTTTCATATAAAGTATATTTTTTTATGAATAACACATGTCAACAAACAGAACCAGAAAAGGTGTAAATACAAAAAAACAATACCATACTATAATATACATGTATTCTGTAGTAGATCATTATTCTTTTGTTGATTATCCTCATTTAGACATTACTACCGGTTTTTTTCCGGTTTCAAATTATATTCCATCCCATGAAAAAGAAATGAAAAATACCTTGAAAGATTACGGAATTCCGATTGGATTAATAATGCACCATTTTCAAAACAAAGATGATGATTTTTTATTTAAACGCATTTTAAACGGTAGCAAACGGGGTGGAAATAAACACAAAACACACGAAACGGATTATTTACCGGAAATAAAATGGACAGAATTAATGAAACCAATTGAAAAACGAAATAATCGTGGAACGCGAAAACAACGGGGGTAATGTTCAAACAACTTGTACAATTCTGTCAATCCGGATAAAATCAACCCAGCAACATTAAATCGGTAAATATTGCCAATAACATCGGAAATGTCCACGCAGAAAAACTACTTCGATACTTATTTTTGTTTTGTAAAACAATGATTAATATATAAAAACTAATCATCATAGTAATGAATAAAGAAATCTTGAAAATAGTTTCGATTGTGTTTTCCATGATAAAATATTATATATATTGTTGAATATTATTATTTGTTTTGTAATACAACATTGTTTCATATGATTTTTATAAATAATATGAAATCACCATGAAATCACCATGAAATCACCATGAAATCACCATGAAATCACCATGAAATCACCATGAAATTATTACCAAAATTTTAAGGATTTAAATGATCTGGATGATCTAGATTTTCGACGCGAACCTCTTCTCTTTTTTGATCTACGACGTTTTCGACCACCATTCATTGCAATTAAATTGCCGGATGAACCGGGGTGCTGATTGTCCATTCCACCATAGACACTTTGGGCATGTGTGCTTGCATCCCCTCCTTTAAATTTCATTCCACCTTTTGCAATTGGTGTCATTTGTGTTGTTGTCATTATATATATTATACATATATATTTTTACGTATTCCCAATAATTTTAATAATAAGAACAAATTTGCTAAAACAATAAATATAAGAAACACGTGATAAAAACAAATCAACCAAACATAAATATACATTTCATTGTAAATGATAAACACAATATTTCCAATTGTTTGTTTCATGTATTTTTTTATATCTTCTGATTGAAAAAAAGAATGTATACTGTCGTTTGATATTGATGACATGCTATTTCATTTAGTTGTATCGATATTTTATTCTTTTTCGATAAACGAATTTTGTTTATTTTTACATATACAAAACATGTCAAAAACCAGACAAATATAATATTAGCCAAAAATATAACATTTATAATGAACACCGAATTAAAAGATCACGAAAGTGAACAACTCCAGCAATATCAAGATTTATTTACAGTTGACAGCATTGATGCAGACCAACCAAATGACCAACCACATGACCAACCAAATGAACTAACCGAATTTAACATAGAAAATTCACCTGATTTGGATAAAGAACAACCTTTTATTATAGGGAATAATGAAAACGAAAATAATTGTTATGAAATATATTTAGAATCAAAACGCAGGGCAAAAATCACACGGAATTTAGCGATTTCTTCTTATTTAGAAACAAAAAAAATAAAAAATTTAGATATATTGCACAATATTGAAGACAGTGAAAGTGATTTAGACGATTTTTCTGATTCTGAAACAGAATAAAATAGAAATAATAAACGACAACACACCCTACTTATAAAACACGATTCAAAACCAACCCAGTCAACACAAACCAAATTTAATCAATAAATATCACAATTCTTTCAAATAATTTTATCAACCGTTTATATAAAGGAAATGTTAAAAGAAATATCCAGCGGTTTTTCCAAATTTTTTACACGTGATAAAGTAATTATATTTGTGGTGTTGTTTGTTTTATTATATGCCCTATTTGCTTATTCCGGTTCAAAAAGAATGTATTTAGACGGTATGGATAATTCTGGTGGAAAATATGCGAATGACAGCGATAAAGAACCATCTGTAAATACAACAAATGCACAAAATGTTGTACCGTCCGCGGGTACGGCACCTGTAGCGGCCGGTTCTTTTTTACCATCGGCGGGGGCAAGTCCGGATGATTTGTTGCCCAAAGATTCTAATAGCAATTGGTCTTCTTTAAACCCCGTTGCAAATAAAGACGGCATTATTATGCCGGATCTTCTACAAGCCGGATATCATATTGGTCTGGATACAATTGGACAAACACTTCGCAATGCAAACCAACAATTACGTTCTGACCCCATTATCACAAAGTCTGACATAGGACCATGGAATCAAAGCACCATTGAACCGGATTTAGGAAGAACCCCTCTTGAAATAGGATAAATGCATTTTTATAATCATTTAGTTTAATTCTTTTTACACCTTGGTATTTGACACCACACATGGTTTCATACAAAATATTTTTGTATGAAAAATAAACAAAATAATTCACCAAAAAACAAAATAATTCACCAAAAAACAAAATAATTCACCAAAAAACAAAATAATTCACCAAAAACAATATAAAATATTTATTTCATGTTTATATATTTAAATATATGAAGGTTCTCCTTTTTATTACAGGACATCGTCAATTGCGTGAATACGGATATTTTCAACAATTTTTAGCAAAATGCGAAAAACTCAATCATATATGTGATATTTTTATACATTGCAACAATGTTTCCATTTCGCCCGATATTGTCCAATATTTTCACCAATTTCCACAAACAAACAAACAATTGTTGATCACATCCAGAAATCCCGGATATAATAATGGTCAATTGACCGCATTTAGTGATGCACATGACATGGGAATATTTAAAGAATACGATTATGTTATTGCATTAAATACAGATGTATTTATTGTACATGACGACGTTCTAATAAAGACAATGGAAGAGAACTTGGAAAATGATATTGTTTATTTTATTACAAAATCGTTTCCTAATGATCCCTGTTTTTATGATGTCGATTTTACATTAGTTAAACCAAAATTATTAACTGATAATTATATGCGCGATGAAATTTGGAATAATCGTCAATGGCCCGAACATTTTCGTCATCGAAAATTCAACGAATTGGGTATTAAATATAAATTCATTCCGCGATATTGGAACGATGATTATAAACCACGCCGTATCGATGAACATCTGGGTCTTTGGCATGAACATGATTTAGAAAAAGTAGAAACGTATTTACAAGAACATTCAATGTAAATTATTTGTTTTTTTGTTCATTTGTTTTTTGTTCATTTGTTTTTTGTTCATTTGTTTTTTTGTTGTTTCATATAATAAAAAATATTATATGAAATAATTCATCTAAAAAATCAACCAAAAAACACAAAACCGGGAACTTCAATCAAACGGTCATTGTGATCACTTGAATACCATTGAGGTTTCCATCCTGTATTTGCTTCTAACCATGCCCACATGTTGATTTCCCATGTTAACGTATTTGTTTCTTTTATAAAACGCGGCAAATGTTGAATGTAATATTCATAAAAATTCATTATAGAACCAACATCTCCTATAAAAAAAGTTCCACAAAAACGCCAACAAATATGATCTTTTACCATAATATAATAATTTGTTGGAATCTTGTCCCAACAACCAGGAAACAACATCCCCCTGTAATTTAAATCCATGTCTTTTGATAAATCCCACATTTTTTTAGATGTCTTCTCTTTTGCTTTAAATAAATAGGCCATTGAAAAATCCATCCATGCAAAAAAAGGCGTTTGAAACGGATTTTGTATAATTGCATCTCGCATAAATTCCATTTTACAATTCATTAAAGTAATATATTCATGTGTATCCTTTTTTGTATTTCTATGACACGGCAAATTAAGAGAACATGTTCCATCGTCTTTTTTTTTCATGCATAATTTATATAACGGCAATTCTTCATAACACGTTTTTAAAGATAATACACGAACATTTTGTGGAAATTCTTCCGCCAATTCTTTCATGGATGGTTCCATTGTTGCACAAGCATACACCACAATTTGTATTCCGGTTTTTGCTAAATCACGAAAATGATTTATTCGCCATTCTTTGTTTTTATGGTCATATGGTTCATCCTTTTCATCATATAATTTATACAAAGCGGATACAAATGTAATTTTATGCGGATTCTTTTCCTTTTCTTCTTCATCCCCACAAAATTCTTGTGTTTTTTCTTGTATGTTCTCTTTTTGATTTTCCATGGAATTATATATAATATATTTAATTCTTTTTTTGTGTTGTTTCTTTTTTGTGTTGTTTCTTTTTTGTGTTGTTTCTTTTTATACAAAATAATTACATTTCGTATAAAAAATAACGTGGAGTCAAATAAATATAAACTATTGTCCCATTTCATACAGGTGGTCTGGGATAATAGACATTAACATCCCCATTCTTTCGGGGGAGATGGAAGCCGAGTTATTTCCGTAATCATTGGAAAAATATATGAAATAATTTGATTACATTCAACCGCAATTTCACGGTGTTCTTTTTGTGTTCCATTTCCACTACGCAATTGAATATAATGTATCCATGATCGTAATGTTCCATTCATGTATATCTTTGAAACAGTCATACCTTCCGGTAAAACAGAACGTGCCTGTTCTTTTGCAATACCTTGTTGAATTGCCCAATTGTATACTTCTATCGACATATCCGCAACTTTTTGTTGAGCCCTTTTCCATTCTTCTATTATTTTTTTGTTTGTTTCCATCTCAAAATCCATTTCAATACTATTTTGTCTATTATGTATATCCTGTAATCTGGCTTCTCTCATTATCATTGGATTGATTTCTGTATCATATACCGCATATCTTTGAGAGAACTCTTGGAAAGAAAAAGATCGATGACGTAATATTTGCCTTGCAATATCTCTCGTTGTTGTTATTTCTAAACATATATTTACCATTTCAAAAGGAGACCAATGCTGGTTTCGAATTAAATATTTTAGCAAATGTTCGTCATTACGTATATTTGTGATTTCTTGATTTGTGGGGTTTGAAACACGGGCACAATAAGCTATTATTTCTGTTATTGTTTTTTGGACAGGGACTCTATTCTCCAAATTCGAATTTTGAGAATAACTGATGAGTTTTACTTTTTGTTCTGTCATTGCATGTTTTTAGAAAGATTGTTTTATGTATTTTCTTTTTTTCTTTTTTCATTTTTCATTTTTCTTTGAGAACCATAAAAAAAGGGTTTCCCCTTTTTTGTTTTTTGTTTTTTGTTTTTTGTTTTTTGTCATGAAATAAAACACACTATTTTTCATAATAATGTATTTCTAAAACGGGAGACACACACATTGGACAAGTAAAATGAAGATTATTTTTTTGAATATTTTTCCATTTATTAATACATACACCACAATATATATGATTGCAATTTGTTCGACGATAATTCACTTTAGTTATTTCTTCATAACAAACAGAACATTCCTTCACATCAAATATAATTGGGGATGTTGCGGATGATTCCTCTATTTTGATCCATTTTTCAATAGAGACCGGGTCAAACAATAAAGGTATAAATGCAATATCCATATCATAATTATCCCTCATTGATACGGGAGAGATCGGCAATGGATACATGACGCCGTCGGGTGGGGCAAGGGGGGTAGGTCTGACAATAAAATTATATTGATACAATTTAAATAATTTCAATATAATTTGTGTTTTGTGTAATGGTTCTAAAATAAAACGTCTTGATCCAAAGAGAACAATCGTAGATGAATCTTCTTTTAACAATTCTTGCATAAAATTACCTGCATTTTGAACGTTCTGTTTTGCAATCTCATGACAACGCGCTATTGTTGGTTCAACCGTGGGATCATTACAATAGCGACACGTATGTCCATATTCTTTGCAAAACACGCATGTGACGGATCGGGTGCGACGGAGAGTTGAATTCATTTTAACAGTTCAATTTAAATTGAATATTATATTTAATATTTTAATGATGATACTAAGGAGAACATTAAAAAGTGTTTCAATTTTTTGATAATATTATTCTTTGTTTTTCATACAAACGTAAAATGTCATTTTGAAAAATGTAAAATATTGTTTTCAATAATACTTTGTTCTTCGTAATAATTTCCCATGAACGTTTCCCCTGCGTCTATAAATCCATCATTTGTTTGTAATAATAATATTTTATATTTATAGTGTGAACCGGTTTCATTGTCATATAAAACAGATATATGTGGTTTATTATTTAATTCATTTTTCACCATTATAAAATAAAGAGAACGAATCATTTGAGGTGGTTCTGTTTTGTTTGATTCATTGGATTCGTCGAATACAATTTGTTTTTGTAAAAATGATTGAAAATCGTAGATTTCTTGCATAATCTGGTCAGTTTGAACATGAAAGTCTTCCATTGTATATAAAGGGGAAACATAGACATACATTTTATTTTCTCGTGATTTTATTACATTTTTGAAACGTTCTACGCATCGAATATAATAATCATAATCAGCTTGATTTTCTACCAAATTACGATGATTCATTGCCAAATTATATTTATAGGTATTCATTGGGTATGCTAAATTCGTTTCGGGTTGATAATGACGGTTCATTATTATGTGTTCATCACAAATAAAACGTTCACTACTTTCTTTATGTTCAAATGTTTTTGTATGTAATTTGATGTATTGTTCACGATGTAAAAAAAAGTTGAAATTAGTTTCAATACAGTCTTGTATCACGTGTAATCTAGAAATCAACCAATCAAATGGATGGCTTTCTGTTTTCAATCCCATCCGCTTTATCATCCCGGCAACAGAACATCGAAATCCTAATGATATTATTTTATATTCGGGTAGTGGCGGGCTATTTGGTAATTCGGGTATAAACAACATTGTAAATAATGATTTACAAAGAAATATTTTTATATTTTTTTGGCATGGATACATTTAGAAAATGATAAAAAAGGCAAAAAAGACAAAAAACAAAATCTTTGTTCTCAATTCATTATTTGTAAATTACTAAAATGAGAACATACCAGTAAATAGAATATATTTCTATAGTATAATTATAAAATATAAATGGAACTTGCAATCCCACTTTTAGCCGCCGCAGGTTTATATGTTATAAGCAACCAATCTTCTCAAAACTATTCCCCCTCTGAAGAACCATCCAAAGAAGGGTTTTATGGCAAAAATTTGCAATTACCAAATGAAAATATCCCCGATAAAAATTATCCTGAAGAATATCCGGTTTCCGTTCCGGAATTAGATAGAACCAGTTATTTGTCTGTCAATCATCGATACGATGGTAATGGGGCCTATACAGATAAATTCTTCAATCCTTATGTAAAAATGTCGGGAAGTGAAGCCGGTAGCGGTAGAATTAGTAAAGGGGGCGCAACGTCTTTATTAACCGGCAGCGGTTTAAGTGGTGATACAGAGAGTTATTCAAATGAATATTTAAGTGATACGAAATTTTATTCAATGACGGGAAAACAAGTAACGGGGGATTATTTTAGCCATAACAACATGGTCCCTTTTTTTGGAAGTCATTTGAGAAATCAACACGGTGATGTGAATTTTAGTGAAAGCGTTTTGGATAATTTAATTGGAAGCGGTTCTCAAACAATTTCTAAAACAGAACAATCGCCACTTTTTTCACCTCATGAAAATTTACAATGGGCGCTTGGTATGCCCAGTCAAACAGACTTTATACAATCACGTATTAATCCCAGCACGAAAATGACCGGCGTAAAACCATTTGCAGATGAAAAAGTGGGCCCTGGGTTGGGTCTGGGATATACCACAGAAGCATCTGGTGGATATAATTCAGGCATGTTTATGCGCGAATCGTGGGTAGATCGCGGTGTCGATGAATTGCGTGTTGAAAATAAACCCAAATCATCGGGACATTTATTGTTTGGCCACGAAGGACCCGCAGACAGCTATGTAAAATACACCGCCGATTCTTCTAAAATAGGCGCTGTTGAAAAAAACAGACCCGATACTCATTTTGAAATGGGTCAAGAACGCTATTTTACAACAAAAAGTGCGGCAACCGCACCCGCATTGAGAACATTACCTTTAGAGAGTTTTTCTCATCGTGGAGAAAACAATATTAATTATGTGGGTAATGCCGGCAATGGGACAAATGGGTTGTATGTTTCGGGGGAATATATGCCGTCCCATAATAACGAATTGGGCGCCTATCCAATTCTAAGTGCCGCCGCCAGTGGTAAGGGCAACCCTAATAATCATGATTATGGTATTAATTCACAATTAGCCTATCCAAATAATCGAATGACCACACAAGAACCCAATTATTATGGAATTATTGGCGGGGCCATTGGTGCCGTTGTTGCACCCCTTTTAGATTCTCTTCGTCCCAGTCGTAGAGAAAATACAGTAGGTGCATTACGGCAATATCAAAATCCTAAATCCAGCGTAACTAATGGATATTTATTCAACCCCAACGATCGTTTGCCACCGACGATTCGCGAAACAACGGGTGATGGAAAACAACACATGAATATCAATGCAAATCAACGCGGCACCGGTTATGTTGTTACGGAAAATCAAGCCGTGGATACAAACCGTATGACAACCAGCGATTATTACTATGCGGGTGGCTCTTCCGCGGTAAATCAATTTCAAAGACCACGTGCGTATGATCCGGAATACAGTCAACGAAACAATGATTTGAAATCATCAACTATTGAAGGATATATGGTCAAGGGAAATATGGAATTGTTAAATGGAGAAATAAATATGACATCAAAACCAAAAGAAAAATATCTTTATAACGGACGACCCATTGCCCCCAATAATATGCCTTCTCAAACACCCGACCAATTTAATATGGGCAAAATACAAGGTTCCCAAGAATTGTATCAAACAATCCAATTAGACCGTAATAGTCCAGATATTTTATCCAGTTTAAGTGGCAACCCATTTGCGTTGAATGTATTGAATGGTATTTAGTACCCACCCCACCTTCCGGAAGGACTTGGTATAATTACATGTGTCTATTTGTCCCCATATATGTTTCATACAAAATAATATTATTTTGTATGAAAAATAACGGGACGATAGACATTAATTATATTTTTTACGATGGTGTTCAAATAATATTCCTTTGTTTAGATCTTAGGTTCTAAAAATAATTATTTTTCATCTAAAATAAATATTTTACATGAAATGGAAAAATAATAACAATCATCTATCCCGTGATTTGTCTCGATAAATAATTTGTTGCAGAAAAGAGAACCCCACCCCAAAAAATGTCCATCATAACTGTCTCCACTTTCCAATCCACAAATGAAACATAATTTGTCAACGTATACGTCCCGTAGACAAAAACTCCCAATAAAAAAGAATTGATGATGTTCTCTTTTTTTTCTATTACAAAATGACAAAACCCGCCACAAATAATAATATAACATAATAATGCGGCGATAATACGCGGTTGAATATCCTTTTTCTGAACTGCCTGTATTTGCTTAAACACCATTTTTTTGTTAAAGTAAATATACAATATGTCCAATATAATCAAAATAGAACTTGGAATAAAAAAAGTTTTTATGAAATAATTCATATATATTTATATGGTTTTTTATTTAGTGTGTATTTTTTGTTTCTTTTGTCCTTTTTTAGTGAAAATAACCAGTATTACACCACAAATATTTATATTCTTTTTGTAAAAATACAAAACACCCCCACTAACTACTAAACAAACGATTCATATTATATGCCTCATTGTTCTTTTCTATATCAATCGGTAAGAATATGGATTCTATCAAATCATTATCACGAAAACGCACTGTATATTCTTGTTGCATTTTTCCACGACCAACCCGCCCCATTGCTTGGATTATTTTTTGAGGAGTCATTTGATGCGTCAAATCTTTTCCTATAAATGCATGGCAAAATTGATAGTTTGTTCCATAAATATAATCTGTTTGTGCAATGATCATATATAATCGTTGCTCCATCGCCAACTCTTTCATTATTTCAATATAATCAAAATTATGTTTGTTTTTATCATTTATGTGGTTTTGTTTTGTTTCAGAATCACTTGCAACAGAGACATCGCGGAATATACCAATCCCTAAAAGTAATAATAATTTCATTTGATTGCTCACGTTGATCGACATGATGCGCTTGACAATCGATTCTTCAATATAAGGAATATATGCATTTTTCACATAATTGGGTTCTTGATTTGGGTTTGATGATACTGGTGGCAACCAAATTGTTTGGTGTTGGATCGTGTTGGGAACATATTTAGAATCCATATTCACCAATTTGATTTGGGTTTTAAACAATTCTAATTCTGACATTATTTGACGCAACTCTTTTTTTTGAACAACCGGATCATCATTCATTTTTTCCATCTTTTTTTCTTTTTCGTTGTCTTTTCCTAAAAGATCTTCTAATGTTTTTTCTAATATTGTGATTCGGTCTTGAATTTTTTCATTTTCTTCAATGCGTTTCATAAGATCTTCACTTACCGTTGTTGGGATTTTCGTTTGTTGAATATAAAAGGTGGCTATTTTATCAACATCCTCTGCTAAATAAATCGTTGGTCCATCAGTTAATGTGTGAGCGTCGGCAGTTGTCAATAAAACGCCTTTTGATTTAGTCGCTGTTGTTTTCGTTTGCGTGTTTTGGGTGTTTGAAGAACATGAAACAGTTGATTCCGGCGATATAAATGGATGTTTTATTTCCTGTTTAATTTGTTCACTTGTTGGCGATGAAACGCTGTGCAATCTTTTTATAAAAACCGGTTCTTGCACTATTTCTAAACTCTTGGTTTTTTGTAAATTAGGATTTATATTTGTCGTTTCAAAACGATCTTTCCATTCCATCTGGAATCTTTCATACAAATGATACCATTGTAAAGGTTCTATTTTTTTCAAAAGAAACAAATAATAAAGTTTGACTGTATCCATTGTAATGTTCGAAATGGATTCAAAATAAACATCGGGTTTAAAACGGTCATTCACCAAAGGTATTATTTCTTCAATGCATCGAACCGTCTCTGTTAAATCAAAATATCGCAAAATTGATTTGTTGTTTTCACAATGGTCAATCGATGTTCTTAGTTTATCCCATGTTGGAAATATAAAATGTGGCAAAACGGGTTTGTTTTGGTTGTTCAATATCGATATGGATTTTTTACAATCATAACTTGTTATATTGTATATTTCGGCGTCCTTAAATCGCATTTCAAAATCTGCCAATGTGGATCGAATTTCATGTTGTTTTGGTAGAGTAGCAGAAGATAAAACCACTTTTGAAATCAAGTTCTCTTTCCAATTCGTTTGAATCAGTTCATGTAGAGGATGCTCTCTGTAATCCATCGTGATCGTTGGTTCGTCCCAATAAGTAATTATGTTTTCCTCGGGATTAAATGCCAACATATAATGCATTGCTGTTAAATACGATTTGACATCACAAATCATAATCTCCACATTGTTTCCATAACTATTGTCCACTTTTCCAATTCCACCGGATTTTTTATGAATCGTGTAATTAATGGCGGCAAAATAATGAAGACGAATATCTGACGCGGTATCACAACCAAACGCAAACGCTATTTTTTTACCAAGGGAAACACACGACTTTGCAAGTGCCAAACCAACATGACGAGCAACACATACAAATATAATTCTGTATTCATTGGAAAGACCAACCGGTGATAGAGTTTTGCCTGTCCCTGTCGGTGCCATATATAATACTAATTTGGGTTGTTTTCGATTATCCTTCCTTTTTGTATCAAATAAAGAGAACAGCTCTTTTTGATGTGGAAAAAGACAAATATCTTGATATTTCAAAAGGTCCGGATTCTTTTCAATAAAAACAGGGGCATTATGTAAAACATCGAACAGCGTCGTGCATTTTGTGCCTTCTTCTATAATACAATCTATAAATTGCAAAAGAAACGAATTAATATATAAAATAGATAATTTCTTGTATTGAATCAGTGTATAAAGAGCAACATTATTTTGTTTGTTTTTAGAACTCAATATCCACTTTTCAACCGTTCTCAATAAAATGTATTCAAATGGTTGTAAGTTTGTGTCATTGAATTTTAGAAAATCCATTTCATATTTAGGAATTTGTTGAATTCGAATCAAATCCGCCTTTTTTACTTTCGTTGATTTGTGTTTTGGTGGTGCTTTTTCGTTTATCCATGTTTGAATGAAATTGGTTGGTTCTATCACTACCGCTTTTAATTTAGGGTTGTTTGTTTTATTTGCGGTTTTAGATGTTTTTAAAAGAGAACTTGAGGATACCAAATGAACAGTTTCATACAATTTTGCAAAATGGGAAATAACAACATCTAAATATTCATGATAAAAGAAGACATCAAACACATTGCGTTTATCGGGTTGTATGTTAGAATCCACACGCAATATTTGTAAAAAGGATTGTTTTATATTATATTTAAAATGCACATTACTATAACCTTCGGAAATTAAATTCAAGACCATCAACTCATCCGTAGAGACGGATTTCTCAATATTAATCCATTCTGTCTTGGTCAATTTTGTTTGACTTGTCAAATTCATTCTTACGGATTTATTTGCGACGAAAATAGTTTGCGAAAATGAAAATAATTATATATCAATTTAAAACTTTATATACCTTTCTGTGATTTTGGTGCAATATCATATCAATTTTTTTGTCTTTTTGGTGTTTTCATATAAAATCATTCGTTTATATGAAAAATTACAAAAAGAACCCGCCCTCCAGGGTAGTAAAAAACGTGTAGTATGTATCATGCCAAAATTAATTTATATAACAAGGTGGATCTAATTTTAAAAATAAGAGAAGGATATTTATAAAAAAAGCGTTTGCATTCAGTTTTGCG